CGTGCGCCGCCGCGCTCAGCGCCGCGATCGCGGCAGCAGGAAGGCACCGGCGACCCATCGGGCAGTCGGCGCACTGGATGCGTCCTTGGGCTTCGGCTTGCGTCGCTCGCGCAGCGTCTTCGCCTTGTGGCAATCGACGTTGATCGCACGCAGGTTCTCTTCGTCGTCGGTACCGCCTTGCGCCTTCGGCACTCGGTGGTCGACTTCCGTCGCGAGGCGCACGCGACCCAGCGCTTTGCACTCATCGCATTCGCACAGGCCACCGGCCCGTGCGAGGATGCGCACCCGGATGCGGTCCCATTCGGCACCGTAGCCTCGGGCATGCCGCGAGCCGCGCTCACTGTCGGCACGCCAACCACCGGCTGGGCGCCGATGCTTGTCGCAGTAGCCCGGCTGCGCGATCGTCAGACCGCAACCGGCTTGCCGGCAGATCGAGGATGGGCGTGCTGGCATAGTGGGCGCAGAAATGAAAAAAGCCCGACCGGTTTAGGGTCGGGCTTTGCGTTTGGTAGGGACGTGCGTCGTCCCACGGGGCGGAATATAGGCTTGCGATTTGACGATGTCAACACTCCATCTCAACTTCGACGCCGCGCCGATGGAGAATTGGTCGCAGCGATACCTTGGCCTGGGCGTACACCTCATGCTGGCGAACCGGCGCGCGCGGGTTCCGCCACACCTCCGGCCCACGACGGTTGCGCATCTGCACACGGATGGCGAGTTGGTAATCGCCGGACAGCTCGTCAATGCACGCGTCGAGTTGCTTCATCTGCCACGCACACACGCTGTCCTCGAGGATGGCATCGGTGCTTTCCCATTGCCGTGAACTGCCGGAGGCTGCGCACGTCTTGTCGACCGACGAATATCCGCGCGTTGTGCTGTACGTGCACTCCCACAGAAACCAGTCGTACAGCAGATCGTCGAGTGCGTCGTACGGGTAGCCCTGCAACGCGGATGCACGCGGCGGTGCTGGATTAGCGGTGTACATGCCCTTTCCCCCTGTTAAGGCCAACCATGGATTTGATCTCGCTGAGCCCGCGCTCAGCTGCTGCAACCGACGGCGGCGCGCCGATGTGCGCGGCACCAGGGATGGGCGGCAAGTGTTCCTCCGACGCGACGGCCCACAGTTGCGCCCATCGGTCGTGAACGTCGGCCCACGGCTGGGCAAGCGTCGCTGCGCCCGCGCGCACGGCGGCCCAGAACACCGCGCGCGAACTCCAGGCGTCGGTGCCGGTCGCCCGACGCGGCATCTGCTCAACGGCCTCGGCGAATGCTTGCTCTGGCGTCATCGCGTGCCTCGCGGCTTAACGAGCTTCCGCATCCGGGCAACCGTCAGCGAACCGACCGGCGTAGCGCTCACGGCTACCGGCACTTCGCGCTGCCGCTCCACGAGGGACGCCACCGCACTCGCCTGCTTGCGACGCTCGGCCACTCGGTCGGCGTGCTCAGGCAGCCAGCCCGGCCCGCTCGCCCAGCCGACAACGCTCTCGAAGAACAGCCACGGGCGCAGGATCTGTCCGGTATCCATCGCACCATCCCATTCGTCGAGCACGCGCTGGCGCACGCCGTGCGGAAGCACAGAAAGCTGGTGCGCCACGGCCGCACGCTCATGCAACGGAATGCGTCGCGGCCACGCCAGCACGGGCGACCACGCTGGCTCCGCGTCATGTTGACCCTCTGCAAGCTGGCCCGCAGGGCCATCCCCTACCGCATCCGCGTCTCGCTCACGTTGCTCCGAGAGCTGGTGCCGCTGCGTCGCGTCGCCCTCGCGCATCACTGCATCGACCGGAGGGCTTGGGGTGTTTTCTCGCTCGTCCTCCTCCGTCGAATAGGAAAAGGAAGGTGAGGAAGGATTAGAGGTTTTACCGGGGTTCGGATGTGTGTCGGCTTTTCGCAAACTTCGCGATGTGGATAACCGCCGCGCATCCGCGCCAGTATTGGGCTGCTTCGGCTTTTTCTCCCCTCTCGCGCCCCCTCCGGCTTTTTTCTGGACACACGAATCCGTCCGAGCCAACAGCATTCGAAATTTCAGGATCAGCCCCTCGCTGACACGACGTAGCAACCCGCACTTTTCCAGCTGGTCAACGCGCCGGCGCAGCATCTGCTCAGTGGGGCGGAAATGGCGAACGCCTGGCCGGCCAGGGACTTCGCAGTCTTCACGCAGGGCTTGCCACGACACTGCCTTGTGCGGACCTCCCACCACGCCAGTTCGGAAATCCATGCAGCGGCGCAGCGACAGATACAGGCGGCACGCGAGGTGGTCGACACCAGCGAGCGCTTGCCACTCCTCGCTGGTGATTACGAACGCGGCGCTCATGCGAACACCACGTCAATATTCGGTTGCCGCCGTGCCGCGTAGACGCGAAAGCCGTTAGCGAAGCCCGCGCCCCACGCGAGCGCGTGCTCAGTCCCGTCGGTATATGGGCAAGCATCGCGTGGCAGGCCTGCGAAAAACGCTGCCCTGCCCTCGTCCTGCACCGCGTGGATTGGTGCAATCGGATAATCCATGTGGAACCTCATCTATGGCCGCTATCGGCCTCACAAAGCACGTCGAACGTCGCGAGAAATTCCTGCGACGTTGCGGCGCTGATCTGGTTGCGATATGCGGCGCGATCGGCCGCAGTAGGAATGGCGCGCCATTGCTTGGCGCACGCCACGGACAGCGATGAAGACTCGCCGGCCGCGTTGAACGAAAAGAACACCTCGCCAAGCGACCACTGACATTTGGTCAGCAAGTGCTCGGCAAACAGAATCAAGGGGGACTCGCCGCGGTGGCGCACCACCAGGCGGATGTGGTGCCACGCGCAGCACTGCTGCGTGGGCCGGTCACAGGCAAGGCCTGCGGCCACGCGGGCCGGTTTGCAGCAGTTGAATTCGGGGCCGAACCGCAGCCCCTGTGTATTTGCGCCAGCCTGCCGTTGCGTCATGCAGCGACTTGCCCTGGTCGCCAGCCTGCAGGCCGATCGAGGCGCCAGCGCGCTCCGCGCAGCGACATGCTCAGCTCGGCCGCACTGAATAGCTTGTCGGTGTACCCACGCAAATCACCGTCGCCGCGTCGACGTGGACCGCTGACATGTAGTGCCTGGTAGTGCCGGATACAGCCGCCGCACGTGACGATGCGCGGGTTGTGTGCCATCAGCCAGGCCATGACGCGCTTGACGGCGCCGCCAGTAAGGCCGAACAGGCGGCCGATCTGCGTTTCGCTGAATCGCTCGCCGGCATTCTCTTCGAGGTGCACCTCGATTTTCTTGCGCACGTGGCGCTCTTTGCGCGCTTGAGCGGCGAGGGTCGACTTGGTCGTTGCCATCTGGCCTCCCCTTAGCGCTTGCTCGACTGCGCCTGAGCCTGCGCGCGAATCGCGGCATGCCAGCTTGCCAGCGCTGCCTGTGCACGGAAGAAATCGCCCTCGATCGCTTCGAGCTCGGCTTCTGTTATGACGCCATCCTCTGCAGCACGCGCGACCGTCTCAGCAACGTTGCCAATCTTTGCCATCACCTGGCAGACGGTGCGCGCGGGATTCGGGTCGTGCGGATCAGCCTCGGGGATTTCGACTGCCACGCGGCCGTGCCGCCAGCAAAGCGCATCAAGCGGTTGCATTGCTGCATCGACGCGCGCCTCCTCGCAGAGCTCCAGCACCAGCGAGAAATCCTCGAGCGTGACATGGTGTGTGTCGATGCCCGGACGGAGCTTGTTGCGCAGAACGTTCGGCGAAATGCGCTTGTTCAGGCGCGCCGACAACGCATCGGCCAACCCCTCGATGCCACGGGGATATTTTCGCGCCGCGTTATACAGCGCTTCGTGTTCGCTTACATCGGAATACAAATGGGTCACGGTAAACCTCCCTCAATTCGACCGTTTTCATGCGCGGGGCCGGCCACTACGATTCAACTCATCGACCGCACGCGATCCACTACAGGGCCTCGCCGGCTAGTGCGCGGTGCCCCCATTGACTGCGGCGTTGCCGGTAAGCACTGCAGTCAGCTGGGGGCTGAGGTACAGGCGCGCCGCGGCGGCGACAACGCGATCTTCGAGACGTGGCGGCAGCACTGCGGGCCACTGGGAGAGCGCTTGTGTTGTGACGCCGATTGCACGAGCTGCTGCAACCGGTGTCCCTCCGAGGATTCGGATCGCGTGCGATTTCTGCATGCGGCGGATTAAAGCATTCTTTCGGAACACCATCAACCATTCTTTATCCCTACGTAAGTATGCTTTACTCATGAAAGGAACCTACGGCGATCGCCTTCAGCACGCCCTCACCATCGCTAAGCGGACTCGACAAGAGCTCGCCGCCGCCCTGCACATCTCTGAACAGGCGGTCGGGCAGGTGTTGCTGGGCAATACGAAGGCCCTGGTTGCCGAGAACTCCGCACGCGCTGCACGATTCCTCGGCGTGGACCATTTCTGGCTCGCCACCGGCGAAGGCGAGCCCGTGGCGACAGCCTCCACACCCACCCCTTCATGGCCGTTCTCGCGGATTAGCTTGGTTCGCGTAACGCAATTGCCTGCGGAAGAGCTGGCGTTCGTAGAGGCAAAGTTGGAATCGGAGATCGAACGCGCAGAGGAACGGGCTACTGCAGCCAGCACCAAACGGAGCGCCGACGCGTTCCCAGACGCGGGGACTGCCCCGGCCGATGCCTACTTGGTGAACAAGTGGGAAAAGCCCCCCGCAAAGCGCCGTAAGAAAAACGCCGCCTAACCGCAACACCCGCTTCGTGCGGGTTTTCTTTTGCCTGTTGCCGGCCCAAAGAATGGGCAGTTTTTGCCTTTGGGCACGAACGCCTGCGAGCCGACTCCCTTGCGGCGCCTTGCCCAGGGCCGAATCGCACGCAGAATGGGCAACGTCATCAGCTTCCCGGTGGACCGCCGACACAGCGTCGCGCGTACCGTCACAGACCACAGTTCCTTAGAGACCGCTTACCGGCGAGACCTGCTAAGGGCGCTCGAGATCATCACAACACACGTCAAGTCAGGCGACTACGACGGCATCGTCGCGGTGCTTCATCCAAGAAGCACTTCAGCGGCGCCTGTGATCGCCGTAGGTGGGCACTACAGACACGATCTTAGGGAAGCGGCTAACGCAAGCCGCTTTGCACTCCTGTCTTTGCAGCGCCACCTACAAGACCTCCCCTCGGACGCACAGAGCGGTTCCCGTAGCGAATAGACACGCGCAAAAATAAAGCATGCTTGATTCTTAAAATAAAGCATGCTTTACTTCGTCCTGTTCAAGCACAGGAGAAATGTCGTGCGTCTCATCCGCCAGCTTCCAGGTTTCGTGAAGTACACCGTCGCAATCTTCGTGGCGCTCGCATTCCATGCATTCGCACTACACCTCGATGAAGAGGCACAACGCGATGCGCGCGCGCGCGTGGCAACTCCGCGCGGCGTATGAGGTCGGCCATGACGAAGAGATACCCGACCTTCGAAGAGCGCTGCGCCCTTCCACTGTTGCAGCAAGCCATCCTGCACGAAGAGGAACGGCATCAAGCCCGCATGTCAGAGATCAAGGCGATGGCAAAAGCTCTGACTGCGCTGCAGCTTGACCGCGCGGCCATCGAGCGGAACGGCTATCGCCTTTTCGGCGAGAGCATTTCTCGCGATTTCTCAAGTTCCACGCTCCGTTACAGCGGGCATATGGGTAGCGATGAGGTGAGGCTTGCCACCGCACTGCTGCGTTCAGGATGGCGCGTGATCGACCGCGATTGCGGCCCATACCCAAGCCCGACGTTCCGCAAAGGCCGCGTGAACCTCAAGATTTCGTGCACCCGCGAAGGAGCGCTGGAAAAGGCCGAAGCAGCTGCCGCTCATAGCGTCCCGAAGGAGCCGGCATGAACCACCTTACGCCTTCGTTCGTTGATCGGCTCGCCCAAAGCCATCTGTCCACGCGCCCCGTACTCGCATTGGCCGTCCTTTTCGTGCTGTTCGGCCTCGCCGGTGCAGTGGCGCCCGAAATCACCAACCTGCGATGAGCCGCGTGCGCTTTTCTCGTGCCGATCTGATCGCCGAGTTCCTACGCGTGCGCGGTAGCGGCCGCGCCGAGGAGCAGGTCGACATACCGGCCATTCGGCGACAGCTCGCACGGTCACTGCGCGCGCACCGCAGGGCGCATCGCAAAGCCCCACGCCCCCGCTTTTCTCCCGCCGTTGATCTGAAAAAGCTGCAGGCCAACGACCTCGACTAACCCAACAGGAGCACCGACATGCTGATCGGACTTGCCGGCAACGCCGGCGTTGGAAAAGACACGGCCGCAGGCTACCTGCGCGCTGCCCACGGGTTCCGGCAGATCGCATTTGCCGACCCAATCCGCGCGATGTTGCTGGCGGCGCTGCCGCTGGAGCCGAAGGACTTCGAACACGGTCTGAAGGAAGAAATTCTGCCGGGCCTCGACAAGTCACCACGTCAACTCATGCAGTCGTTGGGCACCGAGTGGGGCCGGCGACTTGTCCATCCTGAGATTTGGGTACGCCTAGCCGAAGACAAGGTGCTGGCCGAGCACGTCACGCTCGGGCGCGCGTTGGTGATCTCTGACGTGCGCGAGGAGAACGAAGCTTCGATGATCCGCAAGCACCGTGGCGTGATCGTTCATCTTCGTCGCAACGCTGCCCGCCGCGTTGTCGAGCACAGCAGCGAGCTGGGGATTGCGGTGTGCGTTGGCGATTGGGAAATTCGAAATGACCGTCGTCCCGAAGACTTGTTCGACGAGCTCGACCGCCTTGTCGAGGACCAGCATTTCGCGCAGGTGCAGGGATGAGCGCCAGCACCGCCCTCCTCGAGCAGCGCGTCTCCGCGCTTGAGGCCGAACTCGCCATCTGGCGCGCCGCTGCAGTTGCAGAGGACGACTACGCCAACTCTCGCGCCCCGGCGGGCAGCCTCGCGGAAATGGCGCTTTACCAGCGCCTGCAATCCGCCATCCAACAACGTGCACCGCTGCGCACGGCCGCAATCAACGCAGCGAATGCGCGCCCCAGCCTGCGTGCTGCTGCCTGACCCACCCTTTACCAGGAGCCCCCATGTTCACCGAACTCCACCAGTTGGCGCGCGCCGCGTCGCTGCTCATTTCCGTCGCCGCCGAAGGCGACAACCTCCGCGTAACCGTCAACGCCACCAGCACCAGCAAGAACGGCCCGGGCGTGCACCCGTTGGTGCTGGTGGGTACGCCCCAAGAAATTGACGAGGGCTTTGCCGAGGCCGTGCAGATTTTTGAGCCGAGCGCGCTGCCGCTGCTCGACCAGGCCCGCGCCGCCGCGAATGCCAACGGCAAGAAGGGAACGCCTGCACTCGAAGCGCCGAAGGCGGCCTCCAAGAAAACCCAAGCCGCCGACACGCCGCCGAAGCGCGGTCCCGGCCGGCCAACCAACGCAGAGAAGGCAGCCGCCGAGGCCGCCAAGAAAGCAGACACGGCGGGCAGCGAGGCGCCGCCGACCGAGACGCTGGACGGCACCGACGCAGAGACGCTTGCCGTCGACCCGCGCCAAATGTCGCTCGTCGATTCTGATGGCGCCGACACCTCGGGCACCGGCGACGCGCATGCCGCCGAACCGGCCAGCACTGACCCGCGCGACACCGGCCTCGACCTCCCGATCTGACAGGAGCGCCACATGCAGACCACCCAACTGACCCGCGAATTCCGCTACAACGGCGTGCGCCTGGCCGACCCTTCGCCGAATTTCACGCTCGAGCAGGTGCGCGACTTCTACGCCAACACTTACCCCGAAATCATCAACGCGGAAATCGAAGGCCCGACGATCGAGGGCGCACAGCAGGTGTACAGCTTCCGCCGCGCCGTGGGGACCAAGGGCAATGACGTGGCCGCGACCACGCTATTTATGCAGATCGCCAACGGCACGCTCTATCGCAACCGTAATGGCGCGCTGCCCGCCGGCAGCCTCAATCCCCCTGCCGCCCGGGCACTGCTGCTCGCCACGCGCCGCTACCACGAGGGCAACGTCAATGCGCGCCGCGCTGCCCTGATCCCGCCGACGTCCGCCCTCCAGGTGCTGGCATGACCGCCCTCGCCCTGCCGCGCCTGGACGGCGTGCCGCTGCAATATTCCGGCAGCGACAATGGCGACGCGTGGTGCACACCCGCGCTACTCGGCCTGCTGGACGGCGGCGCCCTGCTGCCGGAAGACGCACGGCCCGCGCCCGCCAACCCGGCAGCGCTACTCAAGCGCACGCTGCAGCGCCATTGGAACGCCATCACCGCCGGCGAACGGATTTTCGTGTGGGACCTGAGCGCAGCGATCCTATCCCACCAGTGGCATCCGACGTCAGCCAAGCCCGATATCTGGTGGCTCTTCATCGGCGACGGTGAAGCCGGCGCACCCGCGGTACCGCAGCTCTACATCGGAAATGCCTTCGAGCGCCTTGAAGCCGTGCGCACGGGCCTCGGTCAAACCGTGCTGGCCGTACTGTA